TAGCTACAAAATTTTCCTTAGAACCACCTCTATCGGTAAATTCCTTTAATAAAAATTCCTTAACTGCATCAGAACCCAGTTCGAAAAACTTTTGATAGATGACATCCTTATTCAAAAGTTTACCACCAACATCCACAATAGCCAAGATATTATTACCTTTGTAAACTTTTGGAATGGACACTGTACGACGAATTGTAGTATCTAAAAAGCTATTCATTTTTAATTCTCCAATATATTAATAAACTATGTTTTATATAGGTTTAATTTATGAAAATATTATATAAAATACAACTAATTAAATTATATTTTCAACTCATTAAAACACCTACCAAAGATGCATATCCCATTTCTTTTGTAAACTTTTGGAGTGAACAACTCATTACAAATGTAATAAGTTTCTTAGAACATAAATGTATCTAAGAATTTTGACGTTTCATTGCTCCAACTATTGTTGGTAGCTCAACGTCCGTTAGTAACCGGCGTTCCACCGGCAAGTATCTGGAACTAAACTTGAGAATGTTTATGGCTGCATTAATATCACGATCTAAAAGAGAATTACAATTAGGACAAATCCATTCTCTATCTTTTAATTCTAACTTAGAATTTATATATCCACAGTTAGAACAAGTTTTAGAACTTGGTTCAAATGTTCCTATTTGTATAATATTACAACCTCGCCATTCTGCTTTATATTTTAAGAACTGTTCAAAAATGCCCCAACCACAATCGCTGATTGATAAAGCAAGTTTGTGATTTTTAACCATATTATTAATCTTTAGATTCTCTATACAAATAGTATCATATTGCTTGGTTATCACGTCCGATACTTTATGTAGAAAATCTTTTCTTTGGTTCGCTATTTTTTCATGTATTCCTGCAATTTTTAAACTAAATCTTTTACTTCTATTGCTTCCTTTTTTCTTTTTGGAAAATCTTCGCTGTAACCATTTTAATTTATTGAGAGATTGTTTTAAATATTTTGGATTATCAAACTTCTCTCCATCACTAGTAATTATAAAAGATTTAATTCCTAAATCTAATCCTATTTTATTAATGGACGCTTTTTGTATTGGCAAACCTTTTTTTGTTTCGACTATAAAACTTACAAAATATTTATTAGTTGATGTTTTAGATATGGTAGTATTTTTTATTGTCCCTTTAATTGGCCTATGCAAAACTATTTTAATACCCTCTTTAAATTTTGGCAAATATAATTTGTATCTTTCAACACGCACACTTTGAGGACATTGGAAAGATTGTTTATACTTTCGAGATTTAAAATTAGGAAAATTAGCATTTCCTCTAAAGAAATTCTTAAACGCAGTATCTAAATTTCTTAAAGCCATTTGTAATGACTGTGCATTTACTTCAGTAAAAAAAGGATACTCAGATTTAAGTTCTTTTAGCTGATTAGCAATATCAAAGTATGTTAGATTCTTTTTAGAACCACTCCAAGCCATTGTTTTACACTCTAGCCCAAGGTTATAAGTTAATCTTACACAACCAAAATGTTTCTCTAGGAGAATTTTCTGAGTATCAGATGGATATATGCGATATTTTTGGCCAAAAATCACACCACAAAGATACAAGAATTTCTTATATAGCGCAACCCAAACATATAGATTGGTAATATTTTACATCAATTTAGCACTTCGAAGTAAATCGGTTTTCTGAACAAGTTCGCATTCACACAAAAAACTATGATCAAAATCTCCGGAGAGATTTCCATTCTTATCAAGATAAGAAATTTTACGAACATAAAAAGGTTTACTAGAATAAATAACCTTATCATTTTTACTAGGAGTAATTTCTAATTCTTTCAATGCCTCAGTGGGTATAATTGCAAACAAAACAGTTGAAGCATCAAACTTTCCAATCGTAACATTATTCTCCCCGCTAAGAAACATATACACTTGAAACGCCGGAGAATACCCATTCAAACTTTCTATGTAACTATGATAGTCTACAGAAATTCCACAGTCTTCGATTACTTTAGTGTATATGGAAGATAGGGAATCCAATTCGTCTTTCGTAAGAATAGCAGCCTTATATATATTATTTCTATTCACTTTCTTTGCGCTTTTTATGTAGGAGTAACATAAGTAATTGTTTCTTTCTTACTAGTATAATTTCCATTCAATCCAAAAACTTGCAACGCATATTCATAAGTAGTTGCCGTAACAGCAGTAGTATCAATATAAGTTAATTCCTCTAAAACAAAATATTCTTCTAAAAGACCAATATCTGTTCTCTGAATTAGATGATAAGAATAATCCGGAATAAAAGCATAACCAATTTTTATCTCAACACCAGTAGCAACACTAGTTAATTTAAATGTAGGAAGATTAGCCGGAGGAGCATATTTCTGCGGTTTCATAACATCTAATTGAGTATATAAATCGGTTCCTTTTCTACGAGTAAAACTTTGAGAAACCGTAACACCACTTGTCTCGGCAGTTGGAGATTCGTTCGCCAATTTTCCAAGGCGATTTTCCAATGCCTCAGCCATATCTAGAAACTCGCCGGGAGATCTCTTTTCTACGTCAACATCCCGAACTGTATATTTTGCGTATCGAGCAGAATCTTGAGCCAACATATAAAGTAATTCAATATTCGCTTGCAACGTAACAAGCACTTGATCGTAATCCGACAAATCATCAACGGAAGAAACCCGCCCCTTAAACATAAGAGTAAGAGAAGTATTTAATATTCGGAGTAATTCAGTATCAGACCAAATTTGATTATCAGTATCCGCAATTTCTTCAGTTCCACTAGGAGAAGCATCAATAACCTTTACCGGATTATCGGCAATCTTATCTCTAAGAATTTCGATCAGACTTGTTTCAACAGTTGTCATTTATGCCACATAATTTTGTCTTCGTAAAATATTTGCTTGTTCATGCTTAATCATTTTTACTTCGCCTTTTTGTCCTTCAACTCTACCGCAAATAATAAACACCGCAGGACAATCTTTCAAAAACTTAACTCTTACCATACTCTTATCGACAACAGGAACTTTACTTTTAGTTACAGTAGCTATTAAATCTTCTTTTTCAATTGGCGGATTTTTTATAGGAATAACTTCAGTTTCTAATTCGACAACTTCTTCTACTTCTTCAACAAATTCCCCTTCTTCAAGAGTTTCAACTTTACTTGGAACACTCGATTCCAAAACTTCTTCAACTTTTTTCTTGCTCATTTTTTATTCTCCAAATTATTTTAATTTATTATAAAACAATTAGAGCACCTTTTCAGATGCTCTAATTAAATCAAACAAGACACTAAGAACTGATTATTACTACACAATTTTCATTATTAATTATACCGCTACCTTGAATAGCATACCAAGCAACCCGGATTCTTCGACCAAAATTAGTCTGACCAGGATCTTGTCGCAATTCAACAGGAAGAGCAATTGCCCAACCGTAAGCTCTTTCACCAAAAATAACCGCCTTATACAAATCAACATCATTCGAATCAACAGCAGTAGCACCATATTGATAACCAGCAACTAATGTTGCATCATAACCACCATCAGTAGCAACGGCAGCACCATTAGGACAGTTAGTAGTAACAATAAATCTAACACCATTATATTCGCCAACTTCACCTTTGAAAATCAATTCAGCATAAGCATACTGATGAATAGAAACCAAATCATTTTTCATCGAAGTATACTGATGAGGATGGAAATAACAAACATAGAATTCACCGTTAGCATCAATATATTTCTGAACATTACCAGTTAACAATAATTCAACAGCAGTATCCACTTCAAGTTTCTTAAAAGTATCCGCAGTACCAATATCTTTTTGAGCAGCACTTGAAGCCGAAAGAACTGTAGGAGTAGCACTAAACAAAGCAGTTCTCAACATTAAATCAGTTACCAATGCATAATCTCTTCCCAATGTAACAGAAGCATTTTGCATTTCATCTAAGAAAGAAAGAGTTAACAACTTAGAAGTTAAACCAACAGCATTACCATATTCAGTAACAGCAATAGTAATCTGAGTTTTTGACATTCCTTTTGATTCAATATCAGCATTTTCAGCAATGGTTCCGCCACGGGTTAAATTACCATATTTTGAAAAGATAATTGTATCGCCAGAGTTACTTTGTAAATCAGTTCGAACAACCGCAAATTGATCAAATCTCATTGCGGGCATAGCTGCAAACAAAACATCATTAGTATGCAACTTTAACACATTTTCCGGAATCCCGTCATAAACTCCAGTGTTTACCACGGATGTAAAACGATCAGCCATTTAAGACCTCCATTAATTTAATTTATTAAACATTTAAGCCGTACTTACCATATACTTCTTTAAGCAAATCTTTTCTTTGCGATTCCCATTTGCCTAAATCAGCTTTTGAGCCAAGACGAGGAATATTTATTTTTTCCTCTTGCTCGTTTTCTAACTTCTTATTTTCTACTTCTGTTGGTAAATTATATTTCTGCCTTAATTCATTTTGAATTTCAGCATACTTTACTTTGGCTTTTTCTATGGAGGTGTCAATTTCTTCTGTCGAATTTCCAACCACTAATTCCGGAATAATTTTTCCGTCCGAACTAGCTATTTTTTTCTGTTTGTAACTTTCTAACTTTTCACTCTTTAGCTGGTTTTCAAGGCCATCTAATTGCTGTTTTGAAGTAACATACGCATCTTCCAAAGCCGTCAATTTTTGAGTAGTCACGGCTTTTTCAGCAACCAGTTTTTCCAACTCTTCAGGATTTACTTTTCCTTGCATACTTGAATCCAACGCTTCAACTTTTCCTTTTAACTTAGTTATTTCAGGATACAATTGGCCCTTCGCAATATTCTGCCCTGCCTTAATTGCATCGTCAATAAATTTTTGAGCCTCTTCAGCAGTATAACTTTTATTGGGCTCAACTTTTGGAACTTCAATTTTTATAGTAATAGGTTTTTTATCATCCACTACTTCAATAATTTCATTTCCATCAGCATCCAACTTTTTTTCGTCAGCCATTTTTATTCTCCGTTGTATTTAATGTATTTTTCATTTTCTAAATTAACCTTAGCTTGCCTCTGCAAAACCTTTACCGCCTTTATTGCCTTTATTAGCAATAGCAGTAACTTTCAAAGCAGCCTTTCCATCTTCTAATGTACCAGGAGCGGATGGAACTTTTGTAATATCTTCCTTTTTCATAGTGCCGAGCGGTTTCACATTGAAACTACCCTTTGCGCTATCCGGAACCTTAAATTGATTTGTAGCCATTTTTTACTTCTCCTTTAATTTATTAATTACTTTAACCTAAACAAATTCCTTTGTTTATTTATTGCATTTATTTTCACCACAATAATAACAACTCAATACTATTTAACGCAATAGTATTTACGCATCTAACTTATCCTCCACCCGCTTCGATTCATTAATACCTTTAATTGTATTATCCCCTTCCAATCCAGTTTTAGTTTTATCAGTAACTATCATCATATTATTTTTATCAGTAACCTTCTCTATATTTTCCATCGCCGATTTTTTATCCTCATTAATTTCTTTTTGAATCAAGACACTTTCTCTTTCCGTCATACCAGTATAAGCCCTTGCATATCGTTTACCCCACAACCCACCGTTAACCATAGCCAAAGCCATATCGGCCATCGATTTTTCATCTCTCGGTAATGGAGGAAACCATGTTGCATAAGAATGATATAACTCCGGAGGAATTTTATTTCCTAAAATATAATCCAACGAATTAAACTTTGCAATTTCTTCTTTCGAATATTCTTTATCAAACGGATAAAATTTCTTTTTCACTTCTTCCGATTCAATAGAAAACTTTCCTTCCCATTCTTTAATAGCTTCATTTGCAATTTCCGATGGATCTAATTCGCCAGTAAGAAAAGCCATATTAATCGTCAATCTATTTAATGACAGTATAGAAGTACCATAATTAATTCTCTTAAATTCCATGGCTTCATACAAAGGTAAAAATGTAATGGCCAACGCAACAGCACTTGTATTAGAAATGTTTTCTATTTTATGCGCCGGATTATTTGCCATCTCACCAATTATATTTCTTACAGTTTCCATTTGAGTATTTATAGCCGATAAGTCACCATCTAATTTCAAATTACTAACTGTTGCCTCTTTAACTGGAAGACTCCAAACTTTATTTGCACCTCTTTGTAAATCACCAGCCTTCGCACCAGAAATAATTGTAACCGGAGCCGAGTTATAATCAATAATATCTTGCGTATCTGTTAACACTCTATCGTATAAATTATTCAACTCTAAATAATTTATCATATCAGCCAAACCATAGTTACTAACCGGCATACAGAAATTCTTTGTATGCACAATCGGTACTTTCAAATAATCAAATGTATCTGTTGATGTTACATTTTCTTCTCTTATGTTTTTTCTTTGCCCTGGACTATAATAATACCCTTCCCAATTAGTTTCATATTCAGCAAAACCATTATTTTCTTTTAGCACACTTCTTTCCGGCATGTAATACAAAAATCCTTTTTGCTTTCCACGATCAAACACCGGATAACAACCCATGGAATTCAGCAACTTAAATTTGAAAAATGTTGCATTCTCTTCCTCACTCTGACTCTTATTAACTTCAATCCAAGTATCACCACAAATTCCACCTTGAATAGCCCAATCAATACCAAACTGATTTATTTTATCTATGCCTCCTTTATTCAAGCGCCAGTTTCTTTGCAAAAATCTTTCTATCTGAGGAAAATCACTTTCGACTAAAAAACCTTTTGACATTAAAAAGTAAACATGTTTATTAATATTTGCGGCAACAAAATTTGCTTTTACTTTATCCAAGTTTTCATCAGATACAGTAAACCAATGATTCCCCAAATACATATTCCAATAACTTGTATAGGCATTAATCCTAGCCCCATGTTCAGCCATTAGAATATCTACCATCGTTTGTTTCTTTGACTCAATTTGACTTATACCTTGAGCAAGAAGAAAATTTTTATACCTCGGGTCATCCCCGGCAATTTGGTATATATAACTCTGCAACACTTTAGAATTTGTTAAATTCATTTCACACCTCTAAAAATTTTACAATTAATTTTTCCAAAAATTTCTTTCCATCTTGCCCACTTTATAAAAACTTTCACCAACACTAACTTCTTCGATATCTATTGCTATATTATCCCCCTCAACACCCCACACAGCCAAACCCAATGACGCTGGATAATCGTCGTGGCCTGTATCAGATGTTGGAACAAAATTTAAATATCCACCCTCAATTTTTTTCGACAAGTCAAGTAATTGTGAAACGAATTTCTGCTGCTTTCTTTGTCTCTGTGCCGCCGAATTATTTGGGTAGATAATTCTTTCTGCTAATAATTCCCTCGCCAATAACGAATACAATAAAGATTTATCCGGACGAGTAAATACAAAAGGTATAACTCTTTTATTTTGTTTTGAATATTTATTATTTAATCTATCATACATTCCTTGACCAACACCAGTTGCATCTATTACTGCAATACTCCATTTATAATTATCCAAAAAATCACAAATCTGGTAATATTGAGAATCATAATCATCGCCCATTATCTCATACCAATTAACAATTTTTTTTACATAGCGAACTGTTTTTGAATCAGTATCAACAACAATAGGATTTTCCCAATCTGGTTCCAATACAGTTATAACAGTTGGATCTTGGATTTTTCCAATATCTATTCCTATTACATGCTCTACTTTTTTATTATAAGTGGTAGTGGGATAATCTTTCCCCAATTGATTAACTAAAAAGTCCTCAGTAATTAACATGCCTTTATCTATCGGCCAGTAATTTTCGTAGCTCATCCTAAATTCATCCGAATGAGCTCCCAATAATTTTTTTTCTTTTTCAACATACTTCTTATAGTTCTTATTATACTTTTCGGCAACTTGATAAGGAATATCAAAATGACATTTTAATTTCTTTGAGCGATTTATATCTTCTCGTTTATTTAAAGAAAGAACATCATAAAAATAAACTTTAAGAGGATACGCCGATCCGAGATGAACTTTTGTTCCGTTGGTACTTGAAAGGAACGGACTTATTGATTTCTTGAGAACATAATCCGATATAGCTTGAGTCTCATCAGTAATTACCAAGTGGTAGGTATCTCCTTCTATGCTTACTCTCTTGTTTGCACTTTTTACGTTTATTCGAGAGCCTCTTGGTAGGTGTCCGATATATCGGTTTAATCTTTCCGGAAAATTCATGCCAATTTCCGGATGACTTAATATCAATTTAGAATTTTTACTTCCCAACACCGTGTTTATTTTATTTCCAATAATTCCAGCACGTTCATAATCCGGCCCATAAACTCCAACCCACAATCCTTTTCTAAATTTCAAAAGATCATGTTTCTCTATTCCTTTCAGTTCCATTGTTTGAGCAACTAAAGGAAGTAAAATACACATCGAAGGAACCAAGCAAGACATCGAAAAACTTTTCCCGGTCTGCCTAGCGAAAAGAACGGCTATAGTATTTCCTCCATCAGTAACTAAGTCGTAAATTATTCTTTCGACGACTTCTTTTTGGTAGGGATAAAAGTGCATATCACCAAGAGTTTCAGCAAATGTGATTATGCCTTGTATCAAATTTGGTATGCTTATTATATCTTCAGCTTTTATTTTTGCTTGCTCGAATATCTCCTCATCAGAAACAATTTGTTCCTGTGTAGATTCGACATTTTTTGCTCGCTCTTCTTTTACATTTTCGGAATTAAAATTCATTATACGCTATTTTAATAAATTATTAATATTAAAATAGGCAAAAAGATGTGAGTAAATCAACTTGTAGTTTTTAGATAGGTTTAATGCGGCTTGGTTATATTACAAAATCTCTATGGAGAATTGAGATGCCTATCAATCATTTCAATGGCATATTTTAAAGCAGCCTCACGACCTGCATTAAAGTCTTCATTATCTTGCTGCTCTTGATGTTCTATCGCATCCTCTAAATCATACTTCAATGTTTCCCTATAACCATCAGCAAAGTCCACTACACCAGCCTTAAAAAAATTCAGTTTTTTAATTTCTTTTTTTAATTTTTTGTTTTCACCCGCCATCCATTGAATATATTCCTCATCGGGACTTAAACTTTCAACCATACATGTACAATTATATTCTTGATCAAATGGATTCATAAATTTTCCAGTATCATTACATATTGAACAGTTTACTTTCTTACTCATTTAATCCTCCTTTAGTTTTTCAAACTTTATTATAAATGAGAGAAGTTTCTTTTCAATATACTTTTCAGCTATTAAAATACAGTTATCTAACCTTCAACGTGGTAAATATCCGTTCAACTTCTCCCAATTTTTTCTACTGCGCTTTTTTCAAATCTTTATAAATTCTCTTTGCGGTTCCAACATCCCATGTAACTTGGCCATTAATAGCCTTAGTTTTAGTATTCTCTGTTTTTCCACCAGCAACCATTTCTTCATGCGCCATTTTTCTTAATTTCTTGCAAACTTTGTTTCTCATAATTTTTCCTTTTTAATAAATACTTTTCCCTCATTACCAGTCATACCCACCGGAAACTTATTATTCACAACACGAACATTCCCATTACTATAATCAACGACTAAACAAAGATAATCATCATTATTAATACCCCTAAAACCATCACTCTCTTGAATTCCAATTCGTCCCTCACAACCTTCTACTTTTAATTGTAACTTTTCTATAACTTCTTTTTCAACGGGCAATAAACTATACACAAATCCACCAGCATAAAAAGATCTATCACCAAACTCTAATCCATTTCCCATATTCTCTGTCACTAATAATAAATCTCGGCATAAAGACTTATCTGCTAATGGAATCATCTCACAAATAATATCATTATTTTCCATCTGTTGATTTGTAAATAAAAATGCCGAACTATTTCTTAAAATAGCATATTTCTTTAACACTTTGTAACTTTTCTCTACCATTTATTATTCCTCATTTTATAATATTGATTCCATATTTCTGTGCGCTCTTTTTTGCCAATTCCCAATGTGTTCATTGCTTTTTCTAATGAAATTTTTCTAGCCTTATTTTTATCCCGCTTATCTTTGTAATATTGTTTAATCTCCACCGATATCAATAAATACCATTCACCATCAATTAATTGAAAAATACTACAATAAGTACAATGTCGTGCACCATGTATACCATAATCCAGCAGAACAGTATCATACCGCCAAGAAATCTTATATTTTTGTTCATTCAATTCGAAAGTCATTTATAATCCTCCTTCTTATTTAATTTCTTCCACAAACCAACATCCTCTTGCAACTCTTCCTGCATTACCGCAATATATCTTCGATGACCATTACAAATTTGTTCCAGCCAAACCATAGTAGTTTCAAATTCAAAAGTCTCTTTCTTTGTCAACCGCCAAATACCTTGTAACAATCCTTCCCTACCGAGATATTTTAACATAGCTTATTTCTTATGCTCTTTTTCGTAATTCATTAATTCCATCCCAATTCTCTTCATCCATAAATCGCTCGTATAATTTTGCATTTTTGACATATACAAAGATGAATAAGCACCGTAATATCTCCGAACTACATTTGATAAAATATTATAACTATTTTTTCCGCCCGCTTTTATTTCCGAATCAATTAAATATCTCAGTATATAACCAGTCGCCCTAATAGAAACATTTGGTAAAAATAAATCTTGTTCCACTTCGGCAATTTTTTCAGATCTTAAACTCTCACCCCAATACACCCATAAAATTCCACCTAATCCTACCGCATTTGTTTTTGCGCTTTTTCCTTTCACCGGAACTACAACATCAGCATGAGTAATATTAAATCTGTAATCCGATTCAACTCTAAAAATTGCATGAAGCAATCCGATAGGAATTTTATATTTTTCCGAAGTCGATTTTATTTCCGGAATAGCAATATCTAAAAACATTTTCGAAGAACCATAAGTTTCTAAATCCGCCTTCACTATATCCAATTCATAGTTAGAATTTACATATACTATTTTTTCTTTCTGCGGATTTGTCAACATCCAATAAAACATAACAAAAATAAGAAGAGCACTTAAACTCGTCAAAATAATTTTAATTTGCTTACTCAATACTACCTCCACATTGTTAACAAATAATTACTTATTTTCTTCCGCTGTCTGGTAAAAACAAAAACACCAATTATCCCATCCAGTAGTTTCAACGCCACTATCCTCATTGTGACAAAACCCATAATCGTATGGTTTTAACTCGTCCTCATAATCAATCTGAAAGGACACAAAATACTTACAATATTTACGACAATTTTTGGTTTCCATTTAATCATCCCAATAACTAGTTACAGTATCGTAGCGAGGATATTTTTCTTTGATCCAATTTTCACAATCCGAATATAACTTACTTCTTAATTCTTTTATCTCGGTTTCATATAACTCATCACCTTTTTTTGTAAGCAACTTATATTCTTCAGTTATAAATATAACATTTTCATCATCAACCACAACCCCGATCATTGGCGAATTATAATGCAAATCGTTATTCTTAGATTTCATTCCAAACGGAGTTGTATGGCTCACAACGATTCTATATCGAGTCATCCAATTTATATGTGTTATATATTGTGTGTATGTTTTTTTTCCACCAGCATAAAGATACCCCGCAAACTTATAAAATATTGCGGCCCTTTTTCTACCAAGATCATCACACAAATACATCCACTCTTTCATTCCCTTATCCCAAACTTTTCGCCAACCTTTCGGAAACACACAATTAAATAATCCACTTCCTTGTTCGGTTATTACAAAACCCAACTCTTCTAAAAGGAGTTTATTATAATTATTCTCATTTAACCCTTCTGGTTGTCCTACTACTATTGGTATTGTTTTTTCCTTTGCGAACTTTCTTATGGCCCGCAATTGTTTTGTTTCTTTCGACATCTTTTTCCTCCAACTTTTTATCATCAACAATAATTCGTACACCATCAAATTGTCCCAATTCAGCAGTGCCACATTTAATTTCATCAGCAGTAAAATCTTCACCATCCTCTACAATAATAATACTATTTTCCTTTTTCTTTAATTCACCAACTTCAAAAATTAATTCTTTATTCATTTCGTGAATATGTTTTTGAAAAGTATTGTAATCTTCAATAGTCTTTCCAATATTTGCTTTTACAAATCTCAACTCTTTTCCTGTGTCATACAAAACTAACTGAGACTTCAAAACCATATCTCGATCTTTAATAATAAAATCAACTAAAGAAAAATGCCCGTGAAATTTTTCCGTTCCCAATCCATTAACCGATAAATCCTTACGATCAAAAATAACTACATTTGCCAATACTGCTTGTTTCATTACTCTCATTTATTTCCTGCCACTTTTTCAGCAACCCACACCTTTGTGGAAATTCCAGAACATACTCCAACAATTAATAATATACAATAAAATCGCCAATCAGATACATCAACCAATCCAAAAACAATTAATAAAAATGCCAATACCCATTCTTCTAAAGTTTTAAGAATAAAATTTAATATTAATTTCATAAAATTCTAATCCCTTTAATCTCTACATTTTTATATTTAGCTTTTTTAACTTCTACAATAAATTTAGTAAAACATTCATTAAAATCTTTTCCTTTAACAACCACTTCATTCCAAAGATATAAACATTCCGCACTACCCTCGCTTCGAATATCAAAAGCCAAAGTTATTAATTTCATAAATTTTATTAATCGCATATTTCCTCTACTAAAACTCTTATCAATTTTTCACCCATTTCTTCCCGCTCTTTCCACTTATATTTTAAGTTACCATCTAAATAGACAATGTCATACAGATGAGCCAAATACGATTTTATTGTTTGTTCTTTCGACCCTCGACCAATAAACACATATCCATAAGAAGTTTTAATTGCCCATCTTTTTTCCTTAAACGGTTTCATTAGTCGCATATTTTACCGGCACCCATATCTCTTAAAATATATTTTGCTTCCCAAACTCTATCTCTATACAACATAAAAGCATGATTCGCTTGTTCTGTAAAGGTATTCGGACAAATATTTTTTATTCTGCTATTCTCAACAATTCTATCATCTAATAATCTTTCTAAATCTTCTAAAGCACAATAGGCTTCATGTAACTTATTTTTCTCTTTGCTCATTTTTATTCCTCCTACTTATTAATTACTTCCATTAAAAATTTTTCATTTTTCTTGCGCCGATTTTCAGCGTCAACCCGACCACCAAATTTATTATGCACTCTTTCATTACTAGCGGTTGTATAATAATTTTTACTACTCCCAGATTTAATAGTATATTTTTGTTTTCTTCGCCGACTTTTTAGCGTTGTAACTTTATTTCGCATAATTTTATTTTTCGCCGATTCATTTCTCTTATGCTCATTAGCAATTCTTTTAATAACCCTATCTGTAGAAAAATAGTTTACTACTTTACTTGTTTTAGGAATTTGCCCAATACTTATAATAGTTTTCTGAAAACCAAATCGATTAATATTTTTATACAATCTTTTTGCTTGAGCATAAGTTAATAAAGAACCAACCACAAAAGGAAACTCAAAAGTAATCCGCTTATCCCGAAAAGTTAATTTAGGCAACAATATCAATAAACAATTTTCTTCACGGATATCAATAATTTTTGAATACGAAATTCTTTCATCCAAATTTAATTTCTTCTCATACCATCTCGGCATTAATACAAATTTACCTAATTCCAAAGTTTCAATAAAATCATTTCCATAAGGTAAATTAATTTGTTTCCCTTCTTCGCTAAAGAGATTTGCGGTAAAGTTATCTACTACATAATAATCGGTATCCTTTATTTCATCGAGCAGATTTTTTTTAACTATTTTTTTCTTTACAATTTTTTTCGCAACGACCTTTTCCGCAATAACAGTTGAAACCTTTTTTTCATTTTGAATAAAATCAAATTGCTTTCGCATTTCATTCCGTTCTATTTTAGAACAACGAGCAATTGTAATCCGGCCAAAACGATCTTTCATTTCAACCTTAAAACATTTTTCTTTACGCAAATAATTCGAAGTAAATTTTCCAGCAATCCTCAATTTTTCCTCCTAATCTTTTGTTATTAAATTATGTTTTATTTGAATAACAAAACAAACATACGAAGAATAAATGAATAATAAAAGAACTATTATTTTTTAAGAGACATTATATATTCTTTAGTCCAATGCCCATCAACATCATAATTATCTACATTTGCAGCACCAATATGCCAACCAAACATAGAGCCTTGTTCCATTGCGGCCCGCATTCCTTTTGTAACACCAATATTTAAATTCCACTCATCAATAAATTCATCAACAGTTTCATTAACATCTAATGGGGGAACCCCACCAAAAGGATAATATCCCATTTCTCCAGCATATATTTTTATAACAGAAGTATCCATCAACAACTTTCCATAACACCATTCTGGTAGTTTTGCTATATTTTCTTTTGCGCTCATTTTATTCCTCCGGTATTTTATAAGTTGCGGGTTTAACTAATTTTTTATTTTCACAAGTTGGGCAAATGTCATATTCAGCAGCAGTTAAAATTTCAAACTCTTTTCTATCTTCGGGATTCCAAGCGTTTATTTCATCAACAATATGACGATAAACAAAAAGCGCCCCACAAAAACAAACATCCCCATCGTCATCATTATAAACATCAACAATACTTAAATGGCCATTGACACACAACCGTTGAACATAGCCTTCAAAACTCATTTTATCCTCCTTCTATTCTTTTGCGAATATTTTTATTTGCATAAATCTCCTCACAGCCCATTCATAAAAAGAAGCGCAAGAAATAAATATATAATCCACTCTTCTTTTATATTTCATAAACTTTTCTTCATGCAATATTTCTTGTAAATTTGGAACCCAATTTTCATCGTGCTCTTTTCCTATATGAACATCCCACAAATCTGATTGAACTTTCCATTTCATTGCAACCCGAGAAATCAAAAAAATCACAAACAACAATAATATTACAAACCCATTTATATTTAAACTCATTTATTCTCCTTCCAATATTTTTTAATTTTTCGTTGCGCCTTTCTATAAAATCTTCGAATTTCTAAAACCTCAAAATCCAAATGAGTTCTCAAATGCTCGGTAGCAGAACGCTCTAAAGATTTATATAAATTAAAAATCTCTTTTATATTTATGGGTTCTTTTTTCATAACTCTAATTCATAAAATTTAGTTATTTTATCTAAACAATCTATAAACGCAACCGAAGTATCAGTATTAACTTCATCAGTTGGATATTCAATATCCTTAATTGGCGTATGCCCTACTATCTGATGATAACCTAAAAGCATATCATTTTCTAGCTCGTTTTTTCCGCACCAAAATATCGAACCTTGTTTATCATACCCCAATCTATCTCTACCAATTCTCATTAATCTAGCATCTTTTATTTTCCATAAATAATTTAGGTATTCAGCAATAGAATTAAAACTATTATCCTCAAAATCTTTTTTAAGATCCTCCTCCCAATGAGTATTTGTAACTCCAGCATGAGTCCACAAATAATTATCATACTGATAAGCAACATTAAATAACTCCGATTCCTCATTAATTAAATTAAACGTAAAAAATAAAGAGGCATAAACATAACCACTTCCTCTCATTCGTTCAAAGTATTCTGTTCCGTGTAATAAATAATGTATCTCATGATTTCCTAAAAGGAATTTTATTTTTCCTTCAGGCTGATTTTTAGCCCAATAAACTAAATTCCTAAAATTCTTTCGAACCAAGTCACCGCTAAATTGCCATTCAAAAGCGTCCATATAATCACCAATAAAAATAATAAGATCCCAACTATTTGTATCAAGGTTTTCCCAAACCCTTTTTCCATGTAAATCACCTACAGTTAAAATCTTCATTTACTTACCCCATGATCTTTACAACTATGATAACTTTGTGTATGTATAAACGCTTCTTGTGTTTCTGCAATTTTTTCATTCCAAACTAACTTAGAAATCATATGACATTCGCCGCCTCTATTTGTAGTT